TATTACGATCTAAAACCTGATAAAGTCGGTATAGAGAAGAAAGCATCTGGTCATTCTTTATTACAGGAGTTGAGAAAGATAGGAATTCCAGTTGTTGCGATCAAGGCAGACAAATCAAAGTTAGCTCGTGCTCATACTGCATCAGTCGTGTTGGAAGATGGTTGTATTTACTACATGGACAGGAGGTGGGCTGAGATAGTTATCGAGCGTTGTGCAAGGGCAACATTTATGCGAGGTATGCCCGGAAACGACATGGCTGATACGTGCGTTCATGCGTGGAACTATTTACGAAAGATGTTCCACCTTCAGACAACGGAAGATCCAGAGGAGGATGACGATGAGTTTGAAGATAAAGAAGGCGAGCAGTACACAACCCTTTATGGATGATGGTTCACTCACTTCCCTGCGGAGACAGACAATCGAAGAGGTTCTTCCAAACGCACATGGTATGGCTGTTGTAACTTACGACTTAGATGGAGACGATCCAACCAAGTGGACGGTAACGCTTAAGATATTTGCGAGGGTAGATAAGATCTGTGGTATTGAGAACAATATGATAGGCAACGACACCAAGCACTAATAAGGGGTAAAGTCATGAGAAGAGGGATGCTACCAAACGATTTTGAGTTGCAAGATGATTCTTCAGTCGCTCCAGAGTATCTGGATTTCGAGATGGATGAGCCGCTAGAAGGCGAAGGTGTAATGTTTGCTGTTGGCGAAGATGGAGAGTTGGCGCAGATAGAGCCAACGATGATGGAGTTCGAGAGCTGCGAGGACGAACACGGAAGGAATCTTGCAGAAGACATGGATGATAGTGATCTAAGGAAGATTGCTTATGACATCAAGGAATGGGTAGACGCTGACATTCAGGCGCGAAAAGATTGGCATGACAGGCTTGCAGACGGAATGAGGCTTGTTGGTATCGTAAATGATCCAGAGACAGATCCAACCAAGGAAAGCAGCTACAGATTGGTACGCAATTGCAACTTGCCATTGTTAGCAGAAGCATTGGTGCAGTTTCAGGCACGAGCCATTACTGAGTTGGTTCCACCCGGAGGCCCGGTTAAAACGGTTGTCCTTGGTGAGAAGACTGAGGAGACTGAGCAGCAAGCGGAGCGTGTAAAGGATTACATGAATTATGACTTGATGGTAAAGAATCAAGACTATTATCCAGAGACAGACGCGATGTTGTTCATGCTTGGGTTAGAGGGATCTCAATTCAAGAAGATCTATCGAGATTCTTTGTCTGAAACAAACGTATCGAGACACGTAAGGGGAGAAGATTTCATTGCACCTTATGGCACCAAGTCGTTGAAGAGTGCTGCGCGTTACACTCACCAGATACAAATCTCACAGAATGACATGAAGAAGCGCCAGAAGAACGGCGAGTATCGTGATGTTCAATTGGTGAAGCCAGTTGAAGGTGGTTCGTATACACAGAAGATAAAGGATGCTCGCGAGAAGACACAGGGCGAGGAGATGCAAGTTGGTTTACCTGATGATGTTGATCACACAGTTTGGGAGACTCATTGCGATTATGACCTTCCAAGAGAATTGGCTGATCCTGATGGAATAGGAAGACCGTATCGCATTTCGATGGACATGGAGTCAATGGAGATCCTGTCGATCTATCGTAACTGGGAAGAGAACGATCCGAATATGGAGAAAGAGGTAATGTTTACTCACTATCCTTTCATTCCTGCTGATGGATTCTATTCGTATGGATTCCTTCATTTGATTGGAGGATTAAGCCAAGCTGCTACCGGATTACTCAAGACTATATTGTTAGGTGCATCGTTTTCTGCTGTTCGTGGTGGATTCAAGAGCAGGGAAGCGAAGATCAAAGATAATGTTCAGATGGAGTTTGGCAAGTGGATTGATACTGACATGACTGCTGATGAATTGAAGAAAGCGTTCTTTGAGCCTAACTTCAAGGAGCCGGGAGATTCGTTATTCAAATGTCTTGGGTTGTTAATCGAGTCAGCGCAACGGTTCACATCAACAAATGAAAACATGGTTGGAGACGCAAGCAACACCGGGCCCGTAGGAACGACAGTCGCATTAATTGAGCAGGGGTCGAAGGTATTTTCAGGAAACCATAAACGTTTACATTATGCACAAGGTCAGGAGTTTCAGTTGTTGGCTAAGTTGCATGGAAGGCATTTACCAGAGGAAGGATATCCATATAATGTTCCGGGCGCATCACGTCAGATATTACGGACAGACTTTGATGGACGAGTAGATGTTATTCCAGTATCAGATCCAAACATTTTTTCTTCTACTCAGCGCATTGCGATAGCACAGACTATGCGTCAGATGGCGGCAGAGAAGCCGGGAATGTACAAAGACAAGGTAGTAGAGCGGCGGATGTTGGAAGCGATGCGTGTTCCTGATCCAGACTCTTTCTTGTTAGATAGAGACAAGGTACGAAGGAGAGATCCGATCACAGAGAATATGTGCATGATGAACGGTATTCCTGTGCGAGCAGTACCAGACCAAGACCACGATTCGCACTTTGCTGTTCACCAAGTAGAGTTGCAGCGTATTGAGGGAGACGAGAACCCTGCGATGAAACAGTTATTACCAGCGTTCTATGCTCATATTGCAGAGCACACTTCTTATGCGATGCGAAACAAGTATGCTCAAGCGATGGGGATAGACTTGCCACCGATAGAGCTTGGCAAGGAAGCGTCACCGGATGAAGATATACCTGACATTGATCCTATGATAGACAACAAGTTATCACAACTTGCTGCGATGGCGATTAGTAAGTTACCACCACCGCAGCCATCTCCTGCGAGCGAAGAGATGCAACAGAAGGCGCAGCAGCTTGAGCAGTTAGGTCTACAGCTTGCTGAACAGGCGAAGCAGCTTGAGGCAGCAGAGAAAGTGCTCAAATCTGAAGGCGAGAAGCTGAACCAAGCGAAGATTTATGTTGACCAGAAGTCTGTTGAGTTGAATAACGAGAAAGCATTGATGGACATGGAGAAGAGGGCATCAAAAGTAGAGATCGATATTGAGAAGCAGGTGGCGAAAGCAGAGAAGCAAGCTGTTAAGGTAGAGAAGGACGCTGCGTTAAAAGATATTGAGATGGCTAAGAAAGACAGTGAGATTGCATCACTTAAACGAGTGAGCCAGAACAAGAGGGATCTTGATTCAGCGGTTGGAAAGGTTTCCGGTGCGATCGAGAAGAAGAGTAGAGAAGATCAGCGAGCCGAGATCAAGCGAGAAAGAGAGACACAGCGAGCCGCCATTAAACTGGAAAGAGAGAAGCTGAAGAAGAGGGAGAGTAAGACAAAGGCTAAGAAATAGTGTATAAATGTATGACATTTTATATCTGTAATTTGTAAACGTTTACAAATATGACCAGCTTACAAACGCAGATCTTTGGCTTGAACTTTATTGATGAGCGAGTAATCAAACTTCTTTTTATGCTTGAAGAGCGGATGAAGGTGTACCCACAGATAGACATAGATAGAAAGCATTACTTCGCAGAAGGTATATATGCTAGGGAGATAACCGTGAGAGCTGGCGCATTGGTAATTGGCAAGATGCACAGGCACAGCCAGATCAATGTATTATCAGAGGGAGAAATCTCTATTCTTACACAAGACGGATGGAAGCGTTTGAAAGCTCCATTCACATTCGAGTCACCTGCTGGAACCAAGCGAGTAGGTCATGCTCACACAGACACCGTATGGACAACATTCATTAGTACGAAAGAGACTGACATAGACAAGATGGATGACCTGCTTACTATTGGAAGTTACCAAAAATACTTGGAATTCAAATCAGAACAGTTATTACTAGGGGGGAATTAATATGTCCTATGTAGCCGCAGGTATAGCAGTTGCAGGAATGATACAGAAGAAGAAACAAGCAGAAGAACAAAATGCAACAATAGAAGCTGCAAGCAAGAGGCAGTCTAATGATGCAGCCGCCGCCGTTGTAGTGCCACCGTTGTCTGGAGCACAAGGGAGTCAGGGTCAAGTTGCTGCTCCGAAGCCAAAAGCACAACCAAGACAGCAGATGCAACTTCCACCACAAGGACAGCATGGGGCATCCAAGTTCCAAAGACCTGATTTTACTAACCAGTTCAACACGTCACTTACGCCTCAAGAGCAAGCAGACTTCAAGATATGGTCGCTGGAAGAGAAGGCGAACAACGGCAAGGATTGGTCAAAGGATATGGCAGACTATGATGTGCAAGGA